GTCCCATCTTTTGTGCCCTTCGACTGGGTTATTTATTATTTTCCACACTTTCTCGCACTAGGCGATTATTTGATGTGGCTTGTTAGTCTTATCTCTCTTTATTTATTTCTTGTTGTCCTTTGGCTTTGGCCTCAAAATTTTTTCTACAAGGCTATCTCTGTGCGCGCATGTTACCAGCGCATCAATTTTGTTCAAGACCGTGTTGAATTCAAGTGGCAGTTTTTTCGTGCTGTTTGCGGGTGGAAAAACCTGTACACCGGTCTCCCCCCTCCTTCTTATCACACCCAGCAGTTTGTATTGGCATTGTCTGCTGTCATTCTTGGGTTTAAGTGTTATAAAGGTGTGTCTCTCTTCACCGAAGGTAACATCGTCTCTTCTTCAAACTCCGAGGCTACCGAGCCGGAGATTGATAGAGAGATTGCGAGGATTGAAGAGAAGAGTGCCGCTGCGCGTCCCCCGCCAAGGCCAAAGCGTGGGAATGGTATCGATTGGGATTCTCTTCCGAGGAGTATCCCCATGCCTATTGACTCCCCAGTTCAGTACAATGAGCCTGAAAAGGTTTATTCTGCTGTTCAGTCCAACGTCCGTCTTGTACATATCGAGGGCGTTCGGACAATCGAGACACACGTAACTGGTTTATGTGCTGATCTCGCAGTGGTTAATCGCCACTCCATCAATCATCCCCGTGCAGATGGCACGTGGGAATTTACGGTGCGCATGAGTGCTGAGCACAAAGTTGGAATTTTTCGCTGTGTGGTCACCGAGTCTGAGTTTGTCCCTATAGAGGGAGATCTCTTTCTTGTTCGTTTACGAGGTGCCAAGTTCAAGGACATTCGTTCTTATTTGTGCGCTGACTACTACACTCCGCCTCCTTATGGGGGGAAGGCCATGATAGACTCTTGCACGGTGACTGTTCATCAGTCGGGTCGTATTGTGGCTCATGACTCCAATTTTGGAGAGGTGGTTGTTGAGAGACCACTCTCTTATCCGTGGAGGGAGCATGCTTCTGGGAAGTGTGGGCTTCCTCTTGTTGCTCAATTTTCTGGTGGCTCTGGTATTGTCGGATTCCATGTAGCTGGATCATCCGGCGAGTTGGCTTTTTCACAGAGCATTCGCAAGGCGGACGTCG